AAATCTTTAAATTCCATCGTCAACCTCATTAGTCGGAGTTTCTTGCTAACCAGCGATGCGCGCCAGCTTCGGTTTTAAACGATTTGCTTTTGGTATACGTCATGGCGGTGAATGTGCCGTCCTGATTGGGAAACACGCCACATACCAGAGATTCGTTGTTGCCAAGATCGATAGTATCCATGTTGACCTCATTTCCCCTTAACGCCGGGTGGCGGAACGTTTTATCTACTGCGCTTTGTATCAATCAACAACTGCCGTCATGTTCGTATGCCTCAGGCTGGCTACTTAGCCCTGTTCAGTGGCTGGATAACTCGAGGTATTGTCCAGCCGTTCTCTGGTGGGGCGTTGTTTGGATATGCTTATTAAACACAATGCGTTTTCTTATGTCAACACGAAATGTGTTTTGTGGTGGGTGTCATATGATGATGGTACAAAAAAGCCCGCTGATAGCGGGCTGATTGGCATATTACTGTGATAGCAAGATCATTACTCCGGTGGGGGATTATCTTTAAGCCTGCCTCTCAAATATTTTTCTACATACTCATCGATTTCTTTTAGCCGGACTTCAAATAGCTCAATCATTCGTTGTTGTTCTGAGCCAGGTAGCTGGTTAAACAACTCAAGAAGTTTTCGTTGGGATTCATTTAACCACAATTCAGAAGATTCCTGTTCTCCAAATAGGAGCTCAGGAGGAGATATGCCAAGTGCCTTTCCCAATACGACAGCGTCATGCACTCCAACATTTCTGCTGCCCGCCTCATAGTTACCTATACGCGATTGCGTCCATCCGCAGATTTCAGCAAGTTTTCCTTGAGATAAACCAAGCTTCTGCCTGCGCTCTTTAAGACGCATTGCAATTTTGTCATTGAGCCTACTAGCGGCAATTTTTTCGTTTTCTTTTTCCATTGCATCCTTGTATCACGAATCGTGATTTACATAAAACACAAAACAGATTGACCATATAACACAAGGTGTGTTTAAAATTGTCATCGGAGGTTTTCAATGAACAAAATTTCAACATATCGAAAACAGCTTGGGCTGTCTCAAAGACAACTTGCTGTTCAGTTAGGGTGGATACAAAGCCGACTGGCAAATTACGAAGCAAATTTTCGTACCCCTGGACTAGAGGAGTGCAGAAAAATTGTTTCTACCCTTAATCGGCTTGGCGCTCATTGTGGACTTGACGATGTATTCCCCCCAGACGGTAAGCATAGCGAAAACAGCATAGGAGCGGTTGATTCATGAAAATCAGGCATGAGCACATCGAATCAGTGTTGTTAGCCCTGGCAGCCGAAAAAGGGCAGGCGTGGGTCGCTAACGCAATTACTGAAGAATATCTGCGCCAGGGGGGCGGCGAATTGCCCCTTGTACCAGGCAAGGACTGGAACAATCAGCAGAATATCTATCACCGTTGGTTGAAAGGTGAAACGAAAGCGCAAAGGGAAAAAATTCAGAAACTGATCCCTGCGGTTCTGGCAATTCTTCCGCGCGAGCTGCGTCACCGACTCTGCATCTTCGATACCCTGGAACGCCGTGCATTACTGGCGGCGCAGGAAGCGTTGAGTACGGCAATTGATGCGCATGATGATGCAGTCCAGGCCGTTTACCGGAAAGCACATTTCAGCGGTGGTGGGTCGCCCGGCGATTCTGTCGTAGTGCATTGATTGAAATTGATCGTGCCGGATTGTTTTGTTCGGTATCAGTTAAATGTAACGCTGCGAGCGTTACAAGGTGAAAACAAATGGCTTCAAACTGGATAAAGCTCGAGGTTATTACGCCGGATAAGCCGGAAATATTCAGGCTTGCTGAGATTCTGAATATTGATCCAGATGCCGCATTAGGGAAGGTTATTCGCTTCTGGGCATGGGCGGATCAACAAATGATAGACGGTAATGCAGATTGTAACGCTCGCGGCGTTACAAAAAGTGCAATAGACCGCATCACTTTTATGGCTGGTTTTGCTGATGCGTTAATTCAGGTTGGATGGCTGGTCGAAAATGACGGTGGGCTTTCTCTACCTAACTTTGAACGTCATAACGGAAAAAGCTCTAAAAAACGGGCGGTTACAAACGAGCGAGTTACAAAAATACGCGAACTGAAACGAAAAGGTAACGCTGGCAGCGTTACACAAACGGATCAAAAAGCGTTACCAGAGGAAGAGGAAGAGGAAGATATAAATACTGATCTCCCCCTAAATCCCCCTCGCCAAAAACGAGCGTCTAAAAAATTCGAGCCGGAGGCTATCGAGCTGCCTGACTGGTTGCCGGAAACACTCTGGCATGAGTGGGTTAAGTTCAGGCAGGCATTGCGAAAACCGATTCGAACGGAGCAGGGCGCTAACGGGGCGATACGGGAGCTGGAAAAATTCCGTCAGCAGGGTTTTACACCTGAGCAGGTGATTCGACACAGCATCGCCAATGAATACCAGGGCCTGTTCGCGCCGAAAGGTGTTCGGCCTGAGACGTTGCTCCGACAGGTTAACACTGTCTCGTTGCCGGACAGTGCGATCCCGCCAGGCTTCAGGGGGTAACGGACCATGAAAAATATTGCGACAGGCGGCGTTCTGGAACGCATCCGCCGACTGACCCCGCCACATGTAACCGCCCCATTCAGAACGGTAGCGGAGTGGCGCGAGTGGCAACTTGCTGAAGGCCAGAAACGTAGCGAGGAGATCAACCGCCTGAATCGCCAGTTGCGGGTGGAAAAAATTCTGAATCGTTCAGGCATCCAGCCGTTGCACCGTAAATGCTCGTTTGCGAATTACCAGGTGCAGAACGACGGCCAGCGATACGCGTTAAGCCAGGCGAAATCCATCGCCGATGAACTGATGACCGGGTGTACAAATTTTGCGTTCAGCGGAAAACCTGGTACCGGGAAGAATCACTTAGCGGCAGCTATCGGGAATCGCCTGCTGAAAGACGGTCAGACAGTGATTGTGGTTACCGTGGCTGATGTTATGAGCGCCCTGCACGCCAGCTATGACGACGGGCAGTCAGGCGAAAAATTTTTGCGGGAGCTGTGCGAAGTAGATCTGCTGGTTCTTGATGAAATTGGCATTCAGCGCGAGACGAAAAACGAGCAGGTGGTGCTGCACCAGATTGTTGATCGCCGGACAGCGTCGATGCGCAGCGTGGGGATGCTGACAAACCTGAACTATGAGGCCATGAAAACATTGCTCGGCGAGCGGATTATGGATCGCATGACCATGAACGGCGGGCGATGGGTGAATTTTAACTGGGAGAGCTGGCGTCCGAATGTCGTCCAGCCAGGAATTGCGAAGTGATTTTTACCGGGAGGAAGTTTTAATGGAAACCGTATTGCATGCACTGAAAGCGATGGGTAAAGCCAATTCTGTTGAACTGGCGGCGCGGCTTGATATCAGCCGTGAAGAAGTTCTCAACGAACTGTGGGAACTCAAAAAAAATGGCGTTGTTGATAAAACGGGTCACACCTGGTTTCTGGCTGGTGAAGGTGAATCCGGGGTAACCGAAGAGCAGCCAGCACAGTCTGAAGTACCGGATGTGCTGACCGGGGAGGTCGAACAAAAAGTTACCGCGGACATGATGATTGAGTTTATCTGTCAGGATGGGGCTAAAACGTGTGAGGAACTGGCGGATAAGTTCGGTGTTAGCATTCGCAAGGTTGCTTCCACGTTGGCGGTCGTAACAGCAACGGGGCGCCTGGCACGCGTAAATCAGAACGGTAAATTTCGTTACTGCATACCGGGCGCTGATTTACCGGCAGAGCCGGAAGCTGCATCGGTAACGGAAACCGATGGTAAAGCCTTTCCTCAGCCAACAGGTGTTGCGTTACCAGTCCGGGAAGCGGAAACACAGGAAGAAATAAAAACTGAAAGTGTGGCGGTCACAGTGCAGTCACAGCCGTTGTTCACCAGAAAACATCCGGATGGTCTGATTTTACCATCGCTGCATGTGGCTAACCGCGAGCTGCGCCGGGCAAAAGGTCAGGTTCAGAAGTGGGAGCGTGTCTGCGCCGCGCTGCGGGAGCTGAACAAGCACCGGGATATTGTTCGGCAGATTGTCGATTCATCCGGTCGTATTGTGTCGGAAAAGTGATTGCCGGAGGCGCTTATGGCGAAACCTTTTACACACGAACAGCGTGAAGAACTGAAGGCCCGAATTATCGGGCTGGTACGCAAAAATGAACGCATGACGATATCACAACTGGAGAGAGCGACGGGAGCAGGCTGGCATTCAGTCAGACGTTGCCTTGTGGATGTACTGGCTTGTGGCGATTTATACATGCCCGGTAAATACGGTGTTTTTACATCAGAATAGGTGTATCGCGTATGGCGTAAGGCAGCGGAGAAAACAACCGACCAGACATTGATTCGAAAGTTACCAGACGGAGAAATACGCCGCTACGACAGACAACAGAACATAATCTGTGGCGAGTGCCGGAAGAGTGAAGTTATGCTGCGTGTACTGGCGTTCTATCAGGGCAATTTTCAGGAGGCGGTACTGTGAGTGAATTAGCTATCAGGCTTCAATTGTCGCTGGCATTCGCATCAAAGGAGAATGAGATGACCACTTTTACAAAAGAGCAGTTAATCAGTCATGTTAGTGAAAATGTAAAGGCGATGAAATTTGCAGTAAAACAGACAGCATTCAAAAATTCTCTCGAGGCAATTGAGTTGGATTTAGCACTGGCCCTTGTTGCTCAGGCTTCGCTGGAAGCAGAGCCCGTGCTTTATATGAATCGATTTACCGGAAAGACATTCTCACTGGAAGAGCAACCCGGTGCTGATAAGGAACCGGAAATATACGTGCCGCTATATGCTGCCCCGCCAGACAGCGCCGCCATGCTTCAGGCTGGAAACTTTCGGGAAAAGAAGGGTTCGTCAACCAATAATTTTCGGGAAATCTCGGAAACGTCAACCAACTATCCGGTAACTCTGGATGGTTGGATAAGCTGTAGTGAGCGAATGCCGGATGACGGTCAGCACGTAATTATTTTATGTGATGGCGCATTCGTTCTTTATGCGCAATATCGAGACGGTGAGTTTTTTGATGTAGTCCGTGATGGTGATGAATTTTTCGAAACACAGAGCCGCAATGTAACCGACTGGATGCCGCTACCAGAACCGCCGCAGGAGGTGCGCCAATGAACTGGCCTGAAGCATTTGCAATTACAGGCGTTGCTATGGCTATCGCTTTTTTAGTATATGTTATTTGTCGGTGGGGGTAAAAACGTTCGCCGGGATTAACACCAAAGGAGGGAATATGTCGGATGATATTTCACTGGCAATGGAAGGTGCGCTGGCTGTTATTGCTGTTGTGGGCGTTTACTGCCTGGTTGTGTTTTTGATGGATCGACTAGGGAACTGAATTCATTACGATATGGGAATTCCCATATCGGGTAAAAACGGTTTGCGGTAAAGCGAGAGTTAAGTAGAATTGCTGCGGGTGCTTGAGGCTATCTGCCTCGGGCATGAACACCAACGGCAGATAGAGAAAAGCCCCAGTTAACATTACGCGTCCGGCAAGACGCTTAACATTAATCTGAGGCCATATCTATGCTCTACACACGTAGGTTAGCCTCTTACGTGCCGAAAGGCAAGGAGAAGCAGGCTATGAAGCAGCAAAAGGCGATGCTAATCGCCCTGATCGTCATCTGTTTAACCGTCATTGTGACGGCACTGGTAACGAGGAAAGACCTCTGCGAGGTACGAATCCGAACCGGCCAGACGGAGGTCGCTGTCTTCACAGCTTACGAACCTGAGGAGTAAGAGACCAGGCGAGGGAGGAATCCCTCGCCACCTCTGATGTGTCAGGCATCCTCAACGCACCCGCACTTAACCCGCTTCGGCGGGTTTTTTGTTGCGTGCTGAATGCGTAGGGTGAAAAATAACCATATATTAGATTATATACACAACAAAAAATAAAAGTCATTGTACCTGCACATTAAACAATCAAATATACGGCGTGAAATAAATATTTTTCAGATTAATATTTTTGTCTCTATGTGGATATAACCTTTTGTACTTATAAACTGGGGGCATCGTGGAAAAAATAAAGAAACTATTTAGTAGCAAATACGCAGTCATACGTCGTGATGACCTGTCAGTTATAGTCGAAATGGATTACTTCCCTGAAACCCCAAAATCAATGATGTATCGTAATGGTCGAAAGGCAATTTTTTTACCGATGAGGGTAAGTGACATTATGGGAAATGATAAACTGCTGGATGAATTGCGAGTCAGAGCATCCTGTTAGTATTGGCATTAATTCTGTTATACTACATAACGGGCTGAACACCCATTCTACTGCGCCAGCGGAGAACTACGATGGCGCATATACAACTGGTCAAACAAACCTCTTCCGGATTACTTCTCCCGGCGACACCGGAGAGTTGCGATTTTTTGCATCAAATCAAAATAGGTGAGTGGATACACGCGGACTTTAAGCGAGTGCGTAACTACGCGTTCCACAAGCGTTTTTTCAAACTCCTGCAACTGGGATTCGATTACTGGACTCCGAACGGTGGGGCGATCACGCCTCGAGAACGAGAACTGGTGTCCGGTTTCGTTGAGTATCTGTGCGAATCAGTTGGTCGGGAACACACTCCAGCCCTGAGCGAAGCCGCAGAGCAATATCTGAATGCCGTTGCGACACGCAGAACCCGGGATACGGCATTGCTTAAGTCATTTGACGCTTTCCGCGAATGGGTAACCATTCAGGCCGGATTTTACACCGAACATTTTTATCCGGACGGTAGTCGTGGGCGCAGGGCAAAATCTATCGCATTTGCGAACATGGACGAAACCGAGTTTCAGCAGGTTTATAAATCTGTACTGAATGTGCTGTGGAACTGGATCCTGTTCCGTAAATTTTCCTCTCCTGAGGAAGTCGAAAATGTGGCCGCACAGTTACTGGAGTTTGCGTAATGGTGGATTTACGTAAAGCGGCGCGGGGGCAGATGTGCACCGTCAGAATTCCTGGCTACTGCAATCACAATCCCGAAACTTCTGTGCTGGCGCATTACAGGCTGGCGGGGACGTGCGGAACAGCGACAAAACCACACGATATGCAGGCAGCGATTGCCTGCAGCTCATGCCACGATTTAATCGACGGGCGGGTAAAAACCAGCGATTACACCAAAGAAGAATTACGCCTGATGCATGCAGAAGGTGTTTTTCGTACGCAAGAAATCTGGAGAAAGGAAGGTTATTTATGATTTACCCAACAAATACAGGCAAAAGCGGGGAACACCTTCGTCTCACCACGCTGGAAAGTGTCTGGATTCAGGGAAAACTGCGCATGTGGGGGCGCTGGTCGTATATTGGCGGCGGTAAGACGGGAAATATGTTCAACCAGTTGCTGACCTCTAAAAAGCTGACAAAAACGGCAATTAACGAGGCGCTCCGGAGGATGAAAAAAGCAGGTCTGGACAAACCTGAACTTGAGGCTTTTTTGCGGGATATGATCAACGGCAAGCAAAAAAGCTGGCTGGTGCATTGTACTGATGCAGAGGCGTTATGCATTGATCGTGTGATTAGTGAAGTGCTGGCAGAACACCCAGGATTGATTTGTATCCTCCGGCAACGATATGAAGGGAGGGGGATGACTAAGCGAAAAATGGCTGAATTGCTGAATGATTCACACCCTGAGTGGTGTTACGCCACGTGCCGTAATCGCATAGATGCGTGGTTGAAAATGGCAGAGTTTATGCTCTATCTGCCGATGCGTGATGCATTCTCTTCCGGGGATCTAAAAACCGTCTGTTGACTCAATCTGTTATCCGGGGCTATATTCCTCACGCGCCAGCAAAATCTGGCGTCGGGATTGGAACCCCGGATAGAGACCGCGACAGACACACGCCGCGAGCGTGTTTTTTATTGTCGTATGCACGCGCACATCTGAATTATGGTGGGGCGCATGGGGGAGCTGAAAAGCTCGCCGGTCGGTTTCCCGGTAGTTCCAACCCTGTGCGTCTCACCACCCGATGATTGGAACCTGACGGTGGTGATAGTTTAGAAACCACCAGAGGGCGTCATTATGACAACTCAAATTTCTGTTGAAACTCTCTCCCCGATCACCCATAACCGGATTCCTGTTATTACCACCGAACTTTTGGCGCAGCTTTACGGCACTGAGCCGGTGCGTATTCGCCAGAATCATCATGAGAACAAAGTACGCTTCGTTGAAGGGAAACACTTTTTCAAAGTTGTTGGTAATGACCTTAAAGAATTGCGGGTAGCTTTAAACTACTCACAAAATCCCATCTCTCCCAAAGCCCGCTCCCTTATCCTCTGGACAGAACGCGGAGCAGCCCGCCACGCAAAAATGCTCGAAACCGATCAGGCGTGGGATGTGTTCGAAAAACTGGAAGACTGCTATTTCAGTCAAAAGGATCCGTCAGCGCCAGTTGCATGCCAGAAAAGTTACGACACGCGAGTTCTCTGTTATCAGCGAGGCGGTGTCACTGTTTCCACAATTCAGTTGCGGGATGATGATATTGTTATTTCCCTTGAGTCATGGCTGGAACTGGCGAGAGCCAATGGTTGGTTTGTTGTTCGCAGAGATAAACTGGTGGAAAGGCTGATGCAGCTTTAAAAAAGTTCTTGCAATTTTAGCCATAAACTGCTTCAATTCCGGTACGCTTCGCAAAGCTGTATCGCGAGGCGAAACGCAAGTTTTTTTCGCACAAGGAAGCCACCGGAAGGTGGTTTTTTTGTGTCCGTAATATACAGCAGCGCAATAAATTCGCTGGTGGTTATTAATACCGGTCTTTCAACTTGCTGGCTTTTTCGACAAGAGTTATTGGTATGTCACGTTAACCGGAAAAGGGAAAAAGACATGCTAAAACAGCAGGATATGACAGAAACCGCCAGAGTGGTGTTTAATGAATTAAGCGTTACCGAACCGGCGACAGTCGGGGAGATTGCGCAGAATACTTACCTTTCACGCGAACGCTGCCAGTTAATACTGACCCAGCTGGTTATGGCGGGTCTGGCAGACTATCAGTGCGGTTGTTACAGACGCATTCAGTCCTGAAGGCTTTTTATTTGTGGTAAATGGGCGGCTGGTGGGGGGGCGGGACCTGTCCGTCCTTTGCTTCTGTGTTGATGATAATTTACCTTTTGGGGCTATAATTGAGCTAACCAATTGCTAATGAAAGTAAAATTATAATGGCTGTTGTCTGTTCAGTT